AGCCTTCGTTGCGGCTCTTGTAGTCGCCGCGTTCCAGTCCAGCCGTGTTGAATTCGACGTAGTACCGTTCCCGGTTCGGCCATACCTTGCGGTTGATTTCCTGCTCGAATTTCACAAGATGCCGCTGTAGGGTGTATTTGACGAAGCCGATGCTCATCTGTTCGACGCCGCTGCCCCAGCTCGTCGTCTTGTCGGTATGCCCGATCATGTGCGGCGGCACACCGAACACGCGGGCGATGTCTTCGACCTGGAATCGGCGGGTATCGAGTAGCTGCGCGTCCTCGGCGTTCATGGTCAGTTCGTGAATCTTCGCCCCGCCCACCATGAGCGCGGGAAGGTGGGCGTTTTCCACGCCGCCATGCCGATCCTTCCACGTCTTGCGGATCATGTCCTGCTGTTCCGGCGTCACTTTGCCGGGCACTTCAAGCGCGAAGTCGGGCCGGGCGCCATTCTTGAAGAAGGAGGCGGAAAACTCGTCCGCAGCCAGGGCCACGCCCGCCGAGTTGCGCAAGGCGTGACGAATCTGGCTCATGCCGGCAAGGCCATCGAAGCCGGGGCCGGGAATGTGCAGCATGTCGTCCTGGTCTATGCCGATGACGCCGCCGTCGTCTTCCTGATAGAAGTAAACAAGGCGCCCATTCAGCTTTTGCGTGGTGATGCGCGATTTGTGCAGCGGCTCGAACCCGACGATGCGATCCGACAGTCTCGATGCGCGCAGGATGCGGGCATAGGCATCGCCAAGCAGCAGCTTGGATGCCGTCAGGTATTCCCAGAAGGTGCCCGCGCCCCAGCATGGGTGCGGCTGTTCGTTCAGCATCCACCATATTTCATGATCCGCGCGCTCGCGCCCGTCCTGTGTCCGGCGATAAACCGGAAGCGGAAGGCTGGCAATCGAGCCGCCGACAAGGTTGACGCAGGCGTACACCGCAGACACTCGCATGGCGGTCTGTTCGGTGACGGCCACGCCGGCCGATGACATGCCGCCGGTGAGCCATTCAAATAGTTCGGTGCCCTTGCGGATGTCGGGCATGGAGAGGGATTCGCCTTCGGCCTTCGGGCGAAACGCGGCCTTCAGCCGCTCCATCAGGCTCATAGCAGAATCACCCCGGCAACTGACTGCGATTCGGGATTGAGCGCCATCAGGGACGTGGCATTGAACAGCGCCATGAGCGGATCAATCTTCGCGTACCCGGCCGCCTGCTTGGTGATGGCAATGGCGTTGCCCTTTGGCTCTACCTTCGCGTTTCCGACTGACCACGCCATCATTTTTGAGCCTCCATGAATGAATCCGCCTTCGGCGAGCCTGCGTTCAGCGGTCTTGATCGCGCCGACCATCTTCCAGCCCTGCGGAATGCCAATGATCTTGTCCTTGGGGATGCCGGCGGCCTCTAGTGCGTCGAGGATGCCGCCGATTGCGTAGGGGTCGACGCCGATCTTGTCGAGCAGGCCGGCGTCTTCAATGCGCCGGCAAATATCGACCACGCCCACGATGTCGTCACCCATGGCGCGCACGATTGTCAAATCGCCGTCCTTCTCGAAGTCGACAAATCGCGCAGCCTCGGATTTCCTGCGTTCCATGACCGAGGGGTGCGCCCAGGCGTGGCCCCAATGCAGCCATTCGCCGGTTGCGGCGTCGCGCCCCAGCACGGCCAGGCCAAGCAGGTCATCCAGCCCGCCGCCATCAATCCCGATGTCGATAACGTCGCAGCGGGCGAGGATGGCGTCCAGGGTGATGTCGGGCCGCGCCTGACTTTCCCAGAATTCCGCGCCCGCCCACCTGTCCGATTTGAGAGCAAGACCAATCTCAATGTTGAGGTGCTTGGACAGATAGCCGATCAGGCTTTCCTGTCCGGTTTCCTCGGCCTTGGCGAGTTCGCGCACCAGGAATTCTTCGGATACCGAGGCGCCCAAATTCGGATTGGTGATGTAGAAGTTCTCCGGCCGCTTGTGTTCACCGGCCTTCACCATCGCATCAGGAAATTCGTACAGTACCGGCAGGAATTGCCGATCCTTGACCAGCCCGTCCCGCACCTTGCGGGCGTACAGGAGCTTGTCCCGGAAGACGCCAGCGGGCGCGTCGTCCGATTGGGTGCTCAGGTATATGACAAAGCCCTCGGGCCTGCTGGCAAGCCCGCCACAGGCTTCCCGCAGCATGTTTTCGGCATTCGGCCGCTTGCCGAAGAGCCAGAGTTCGTCAATCAGGATGCCGGTAGCCTTCTTGCCGCCGACCGTCTCGCTGTCAGCCGCCACCACCTTGAGCGTGGAATTGGTCTCACGGTGCGTAATGGTGCGAATGTGATCCTGCACCATGAACAAGGCGGACAGTTCTTCGTCCGCCCGCACCATGTCACGAGCCGGGTAGAAGGAGTTGTTGGCAATCTCTACCGTGGGCGCGAGAATCAGGTATTCGGCCGATTGCCGCCAGTTCCGAATCAGCGCCGTCAACATGATGGCAGCGGCGGTCGTGCTCTTGCTATTCTTCTTGCTGATGAGCAAGAAAAATTCCGTAATCAGCCGCTTCCCGATCTCAGGGTTAAGCGACCCGAATACATGCGATACGAAATCCGTGATCCATTCCCGGCTGGCGTCCGCCATTGCCGGAGAACCTGGAGCATCGACTATCCGCAGTTCCCGGAACACGCGCATGGCGTCTTCCGCCTCAACCGGAAACAGCGGCGAAAACGGTATCAGCGACTCGCGCCGCCGTACCCTGCCCTCCCAATCAGGACAGGAAGTATCCCAATCCATACGGCTACTTGTTGTTTACAACCAGCTTCGGTGCCGCAGCAGGAGAAAACTTGCCCTTCGCTACCTTCCCGGCAGCGGCTTGCCGGGCTTCCTTCTTGCCGCTCTCGCCAATACGCGGGTGGATGTAGGGCATCAGCGCCTTGGCAGCATCCAGCCGCGCCTTGCCATCCATCGAAGTGTCGTTCATGACCGAGAACAGGAAGGCTTTAGGATCTTCATGCGCGCCAATCACCGTCATCTCGATGGGCGGATTCGGCTTTCGCCCCGCACCAGGACGAGCGCCGCCAGTATTCGGACGCTTTCCGCCACTTCTACCCTTAACTCCGGCCATTTGATGATTCTCCTAGTGCAACGTGATTGATTTAATAGGGGAATTTTTTCCGCGCATGGGATACCGCGCGGTTACCGGATTGAAAAGCTCCAGAGACCTGATAGCCCCCTGCCCTCATCCAACTAGGAGCATCTGCCCCATGGGCTTGTCAGACTTCAATCCATTGCACTTGCGGCATGAGCACTGCGTATTGCAATACGAGTGCTCGCCGCCTTTAGCCAGGGGAATGATGTGATCCAGCTCTGGCGCATCATCGTCATACGTTCCGCGCTTACTCTTTGGAGTCTTTACTCCGCATAGCTGGCATCGCCACTTATCCCTGTCGAATACCTTAAACGGGTCAACGTTCTCAATAGTCGCGCCCTTCAGCTTTGCCTCGCGCTTTGCTTTGGCAGCCCTTCTTATTGCCGCACTAACTAAGTCAAAGCAGGTTTGGCTGCAATACTCATTTGGCCTCCCGCCAGTAAATGCGGGCTTATATTCATTACCGCAGCACTTGCAAAGCCTAGCTTCTGGCGCGATGCTCACGTATTGAGCGGCCGGCCTACATTGCTCGCTGCAATAGACTTTCTTGCGCTTAGATACGAATGGCTTGCCGCATGTACCGCAATACCCGGCGTGACATGGCGAATAAGGCGCTGGCCGCTCTGCTGCAGCAGCATCCTTCTTGCATTGCATCGAACAGAACCGATTAACGATCCCCTTCTTCTTGTTTGTGCCGCTCAGTTTGCGATGCGCTTCCTTGCCGCAATGCTCGCAAGTGAACTTGCAGGCCGAATGCTCGCGCACCTTAGCCAAATACTCAGCCCTTGATACGCTCGACTTGTTCTTGCTTATTGCGGCCCTGTTGCACTTCTTGGTGCAATACCGCTTTTCTTTGATTGCCTCAAACTCAACGGCGCAATGGCTGCACCGGAAGCGCTTATAATTCGCCTCAGTCACTGATGACCTCTCATCCAGGTTGTTGTGATTAGAGGCCGATAAGTGTTAGCGCACTTATCGGCCTTGCTGTTTCCATTCCAGTTGGCAACTGTATTTACGTACAGTTATTTCTTGCCTAATATCCTCTCGCTCTACCCTTTGCCTCG